CAAAGACGCCGGTATAATATGCGACTTCCCCCCCAAGCGAATTCAAATCATGTACACAAACGGCGACCCGTTCGCCTTTGGCACTTGCTTCGATGTTGCACACGATGGCACTCTGCCTGCTGCAGTTACCCAACACGGCACAGAGACGCTCACCGAAGTCTTAATTCGCGGACCCCACCCAGAACACCGACTGAAGTTTCCGATGTCACGTTTCAAGTGGGCGCCCCGCAAGGACGGACGTGGCTGGCTACGCAACAAAGATGAGTGCACCATGTACGACTTGGGATTCATCTGCTTCACTCCAGATGAACGGAGTTACTTAGGACTTACCGGTTTTACAGAACGGCAAATATGCTATGAACCAGAAGATCGTATCGGAAAACTTAGCTACTTTTCACCTACCCGCAATGCATTTGTAACATATTCAGGTAGCTTGCCCGGCTCGGGCACTTGGGGCCCTTTAACGGGCGTCGGTTATATGGCCGTAAACTCAGAGCCCGGTGCCAGCGGTGCTGCCGGTACTGTTGTAGAGAAGGAAGAGAGGGTTTTCGGCATCAATGCCGGACAAGGCAGTAATGTATATTATAAGTACAAAGATCGTGGCAACATGTTTATCTCAGCCACAACTATTCTGTCTTGCATGGAGGCCTTGGGAATTCGCGTCTCGAGAACCAGTCTGCAAATTGACCGTTGGTTTCAGCAACTGGCAGGCTACACTGTTGAGGAGCCTGTCCTTCCTGCTGGCCCGGTTCAGAACGACAAAATTGATAAACACCTTGGTGACTCGCCTCCGGGCGAGGCAGCAAAGAAAAAGAAACAGCCCGGTGCGCCCAGCGACCGTTATAGTCACGGGAACGACGCAAAAGTGCCATTTTGGCAAGAGCTCGAACTCAATGTTGAGGCGTACAGGGACTTGTATCACGAAGACTGTAGACGAGAGGAAATTGAGCGCTACGGAGATTATATTGAAGATGAGGATCTCCTTAAGGATGACCGACGTGCCGATGATACTATCGAAAACGAGCAAGAGGATCGCGACCAAGAGAAGGACGCATGCGACGATCAGTTGCAATCCTGGATGAATGATGGCGAAGTAACTGCCACAGCGGCCACTGGCCGGCGGAAGCGTCGTGCTGCCGCCGGAGAACCTGCTGGTGAGGCGTTACGTGTTGCTGAACTGTTGAAAGTGCCCATCACTGTATCCGATCTTTTGAAACGGTTTCATTCCTCACCTGATGATGACAAGCCCACGGAGGGCTTCCAGCGCGACAAATGTCTTGCCGGAGCCCACCCGCTAGTTGGCCCCCCGCCAGTCACCCCTAGCAATGTTGCGCCCAGTACCGCAGCAGCCGTTGCTGCAGCAGTTAAGGCTGAGCTTGCAAAGGATGCCGCAGTTGAACTCCAGAAACTTCGCGACCAGCGCCAG